GCATATGGACTTTAACTTAGGTAACGCACTAAAGTACATTTGGAGAGCAGACCTTAAAGGTGACGCTATCGAAGATTTAGAGAAGGCACAGTGGTATATTAGACGAGAACTTAAAAAGAGAGGTAGCAAAAATGGGTGAAGTAATTAAAGGCAGTGTACACTACGTATCAGAACGTAAAGTATCTGGTGACAAGATTCTATATAGTATCAAGCTAGATAACGAGACGTTTTACGGTACAGGTGAATATAAGCCTACATGTGAAGTAGGCGACTTAGTTGGGTTTGAAGCGACTAAGAATGATCGTGGGTACTGGAACGTAGATAAGCCAGAAGCAATGAAAATTGGTAAAGGTAAAGGCACTCAACCACCACCACGAACTGGTGGAGGTAAAGGTGGATTCAAAGGTGGCGGCGGTGGCGGCTATAAGCAAGACCCAGCTACTCAAGCGTCTATCATCATGCAGTCGTCTGCTAAAGCAGCGGTTGATTTAGTTAACGTAGCAATTATTAATGAAGCTATCGCGTTACCTGCTAAAAAAGCAGATCGCTTACAAGCTATCATTGATTCACACGCCAAGGTAACTGAGCAGATATTCCAACAGCAGCTAGGTGTATACATCAAAGTTAAAGGTGGAAGCAAACTAGAAGAGCTGTTAGCTACAGAAGAAGTTGAAGGTGTAGGGGATTTAGATGACCCAGACTTCGATAATGATGTAGAGCCTACTCAATCACCAAAGCAAGAAGAAGGAGCGTTTGCAGATGACCCAGATTTTGAATGATGATGCCCCTAGTTATAGGATATCAGCTATTGTTCGGGCGGTTCAATTCCGTCCGGGCATGGAAGATGGATGGGTTAGTCGTAACGTAGGTGAGAAAGGACAAGCCTATATCGAGACATCACATGGTAGACATTTTCTATCGCTTGGGAATAAAGGTGAGGACTTACCTTACTTAGTAGAATGGGATAACGGGTACTTTGAAGTAGTTTCTGCCTCACGATTTAACCATTGGTTCCAAGAGGTACCTCTAACATCTATAGAGGAATTAGCTGATATGGAACTAGACGACGAAGTAGAAGAGATAGTAGAAGCTATCGAAGAGTATAATCAACTAACACAAGGAGAAGTAGATGAAGAAATTAGTAGTAATCTTAATATTGATGACAGCAGCATGTGTGCATCCGGTGACAGCGGGGAACTTCAACCCGACAGCGGCAGCGAATCAGAACCAGAAGCAGGGTCAAGTCCAAGTACAGGGACAAGCACAGGGTCAGATTCAGCAAGCGACGAGCAGAAGCAAGACTAATGTAAACGTAGTTGATGAGTCACTATCAGTGTCAAATGATGACGTAATCGTAGAAGGTGATGACTTCTCACGTATGCCTGTATCAAGTGCAGCACCTACCTTTGCAAGTGTATGTTCATCAGGTGCGTCACTACAACGTAACACAATTGGAGTTAGCTTATCAGCAACAAGTGCATTCTGTCAATACCTATCTCTAGCAGATGCGTACACAGCAGTAGGAGACAATACAAAGGCACTTAAATACATAGAAAAAGCAGCTGGTGTAGCAGATCGTGATGGGTTCTATGATTCTATTCGTAGTTTCTTTACATTGGGTATACTATAAACTGAGTTTGAGAGAGGGTGGACTCGCTTCGCGAAGTGAAAGGCCCACTAGTATAATTCTAGACAAAACTAGACAGCGGGTGCAATTCCCGCCTCTCGACACAATTAACAATATCAATTACATTGAAAAATGCCGTGGAATTAGTGTAAAAATTCTGCGGCGACTTTAGGAGGTTTTATGTTTGGAAAGAAAAGTCTAAGTGACATTTTGGCAGCATTTGAGAAAACAAAAGCAGAGAAGATTGCTGATAAAATACAGGAACTACTAGCAGGTGAGTAACGGACCTAAAGTAATCGTCGATGCTGACATGGTGCGATATCAAATTGGATGTGTCTGTGACAAGGATAGGTTTCTTGCCATGGATGATGATAAGACAATAGGTATCGCTTCAACTAGAACTGAATTAAAGGAGCTAGTAGGTGAAGAGGTGTATGCGAACTGTAAGATCAAGAGACAAGTTGCAGCTGATCCAGTAGAGAATGCTCTACATAGCTGTAAGCTAGTACTTGAGAACATTCGTAAGAATACTAACGCTAGAAAGATGGAACTGTATCTCGGGGTGTCAGAGAACTATCGTAAGGATGTATCTAAACTACTACCATACAAGGGTAATCGTGTAACTAAGAGAAAGTTTGAAGAGATGAAAGCCACAGGTAAGTGGCCTTATTACTTCGAGCAGTACCCTAAGAAGTATGGTATGGGTAGACCAACGCACTTTGATGCACTCACTAAGTATATGATCGAGCGTTATGATGCCGTAGAGATTGATGGCATCGAGGTCGATGACTACTTAGCTATTGAGCAGACAAGAGCGTGGGACTGGGCTAAAGATAAGATGAACCCTGAAGAGGCTTTGAAACGTAACGGATTAGTGCTGGCATCTATTGATAAAGACTTGATGCAAGTACCCGGAGTGTTCTTTGACTTCAGACCAGAAGATAAGCGTAAAGCTGGTGTACCAGACTGGGAGTTCATTACACCTAAGCAAGCTAAGATAAACCTGTGGTCACAAGCAGTATCAGGTGACATGACAGATAACATCTATGGTATAGAGGGTGTCAGTAAAGAGGGCGCAGAGAAGAAGCTTGTACAAGCTGTCACTGACTCTGTAAAAGGACTTAACTTCTCTGAATGGAGATACGACCAGTATGCTGAATGGTTTGAAAAAACAAATGAGAAATTAAACGAAGACAAGAAGGTTAAGCCTATTACTAAGTATATAATGGAGAACTATAACTATAGGGAGTACGCAGATGAGATTTACCAGTTAGTATACCTACTACGTACACACAAGGAGATAGATAAGTATGTCATGGAAGAAGACCGATCTTACTAAGTATGGGTATACATTTAAGTCAGGGTTAGAGTTAAGAACAGCAGGGCAATTAGTGAAGGCAGGTGTTGAATGGTATTACGAACGTGACTATATTGATTATCAGCAGTCTGCTAATGGTATCTGTTTGGATTGCAATTCGGTGGACATTCGGATTAATCGTACTTATAACCCTGATTTCGTTTTGCCTCGCATTGATGGAGGTGTTACTTACTTGGAAGACAAAGGCAAGTTTGATATGGAGCAGAGGCGTAAGATGCTTGCTATCAAAAAGTCAACAGAAATAGATGTCAGGATGGTGTTCGAGAGGGACAACTGGCTAACTAAAAAACATGCTACACGCTACAGTGACTGGTGCAGACAGAAAGGATACCAGTGTTGCGTTGAGGAGATACCACCAGAATGGTTAAAGGGGATAAGGAAAGTCAAATAGTAGAGCTAGGACGTAATGATCTATTGGCAGCAATTGATGCAGCCGTGGTCTTATGTAAGAAAGCAGGGATCAGCCAAGTGTACGTTGGTATTAGAGACAGCGATCACTTAACATCTGAAGACAAAGAGATCATAATAGATAGTATAGTACTAAGATTATACAAACCGGAGATACATTGATGAGTAAACTAACATATTTGGATATAGAGACTACACCTAATGAGGGTTACTTCTGGCGGTGTGGATACAAGATTAGCATTCAACCTAACAACATCAGCCGCGAACGTGCAATGATTTGTGCTGCGTGGGCACACGATGATGGTAAAATAGAGGTTGCAGATGACTTAATTCTATGGGATAATGGAGTTATAGATGACTCATTAATTGTAAAGAAATTAGCAGAGGCAGTAGAGGATAGCACAATACTAGTACACCATAACGGCGACAAGTTTGATATCCCTTGGATTAACGCTAGACTAAGATACCATGGATATGATACAATTGGACCTAAGCGTAGCATTGATACGTACAAGGTAGTCAAGAGTAAATACAACATGAACTCGTTTAGACTAGACTATGTTGCTAAGTACTTTGGAGTAGGACGTAAGATTAAGTCAGACTATCAGTGGTGGGTTGACATCATGGAAGATAACGAGAACTGTGATGCATCATTCGCTAAGATGGTGAAGTATAACAAGATGGATGTAGAAGTATTACGAGATGTATTCAAAAAAATAGAACCTGATATTACATATAACTGGTACAACATTATTGAAGACATTAACGACCCTTGTGTAGGTTGTGGGCATGAAGGACCACATCAACATAGAGGTGTAGTACCTAACCAAACTACAGGTTACGAGCGTTATACTTGTAAGTCATGTGGTAAATGGATGAGAGGACCAAACAAGAAAGAGCATAGAAGGAGAGTATTATGAAAACAATAGAAGAACAGATGATATGGACATCAGTGTTTGTTAATCAACTATCCCTACCAGATAAATCTGTAGCTAAGGCTGCAGAGGCTGCAGATGACGCAGTATATGAGTATAGTGAGAGATGGGCTACATTTAATAGCAAGCTACTTAATGGGGAAGAGCTTCATTCATTTGCAGAGCCTGTCTTTGATTTTGAGGCAGATATACCTGACATGGAGCCAATAGACCTTACTGATCTTAAGGTAGGTGACAGAGTTATCTGCATTAAAGATGATAAGCCCTATGTAGAGGAAGGAGCTACTGGTATAATAAAAATGATAACAGATCCCGTAAGTTACATGGTACTATGGGATGAGAATGAATACGTAAAATTAAGGGAAGACCAGCCGAATACTATTTGGTACATTGACCCACGACACTTAGCAAAGGAGTAAGATATGGCAACAGGAATGAAATTTAGTTACAGATTACACGAGTCAAGTAAGATTGATAAGGACGCAGAGAAGCCTATGGCTGTTACTACATCAATCTGCTTTCACTTAGAGGATGAGGCACAGAAGATGGAACTTAGACTAAAGAGAGGAGACGAGGAGCATGAAGCGTTTTTAGTAGATGCACCTACTATGATTGACTTCGCACGTCAGTTAATGGGTATCATGTCTTCAAGAGTACAACAACAAGGATAAATTAGATGATTAGAACTGATGATAGTCGTAACGCCTTGCTAACAGAGCAGGGCAGGGCGATGTTAGATAAGTTTTACTGTAAGAATGGAGAGTCACCACAGAAAACTTTTGCACGTATGTGTGAAGCGTTCAACGGAGGTGATGAAGAGTTAGGTAAGCGTATGTACGGCTACATTAGCAAGCAGTGGATGATGTCTAGTTCACCTCCACTATCTAATGCACCTGCTAAAGGAGAGAAGCCTAAGGGCATGCCTATCTCCTGCTTTCTAACATATGTAGACGACACATTAGAGAGTCTGATAGAGCATATGGAAGAGGTAGCATGGCTATCTGTCATGGGAGGAGGCGTAGGAGGACACTGGGAAGAGGTACGCTCTGTGTCTGACAAGGCACCCGGCCCTATACCTTTTCTAAGGGTAACAGATGCACAGATGGTTGCCTACAAGCAAGGCAGTACACGTAAGGGGTCATATGCTGCGTACTTGAATGATCATCACCCTGACATCATAGAGTTTATTAACTTTAAGATGCCATCAGGTGGAGACATTGACCGTAAGTGTTTCAACTTATTCAACGCAGTCAACGTATCAGATGCTTTGATGGAAGCTGGATTAGTTAACGGTAACTGGGATCTTATAGATCCTGATACCAAAGAAGTAGTGATGACTATCAAGGCACGTATTTTGATAGAGACTATCTGTGAGGTGCGGTATCGTACAGGTGGACCATACATTAACTTCATTGATGCCGCTAACCGTGGGTTACCACAAACACAAAAAGATTTAGGATTAAAAATTTATGGAAGTAATCTATGTAACGAAATACATCTTGCTACAGATATCAATCGTACTGCTGTTTGTTGCCTTAGCTCCGTTAATCTCGAATACTACGATGAATGGAAAGACACAAAAATGGTTCGCGATATTATCAGGTTTCTCGATAATGTGCTTCAGTTCTTCATCGATCATGCACCTGATGCTTTAAGAAAAGCAGTGTACTCTGCAGAGCGAGAGAGATCACTAGGCCTAGGAGCAATGGGATTCCATTACTACCTGCAGAAGAATAACATACCATGGGAGAGTATATCAGCACAGCTAGTTAACAAGGCTATGTTTGCAGATATTAAGCAACAAGCAATGATTTCTACTGGTGCGCTAATGCTAGAGAGAGGCGAAGCACCAGATATGAAAGGTACTGGTAGACGTAATGCACACTTGTTAGCTATAGCACCGAACGCAAATAGTTCTATACTGTGTAACACATCACCTAGTATAGAGCCTTTGAAGTCTAATGCTTTTGTACACCGTACTCGTGTAGGCAGTCACCTGATCAAGAATAAATTCCTTGAAGAGGTACTAGACGAAGAGTATGGTGAGAACTGTGATGATACGTGGGATAGTATTATTAACAACAAGGGATCTGTACAGCATCTTAAGTGGATGAGTGAAGAGCACAAGGACATATTCAAGACTGCATTCGAGTTAGATCAGCATTGGGTAGTACAGCATGCTATAGATAGACAGCCATGGATCTGTCAAGGACAGAGTGTTAACGTATTCCACCCAGAGGGTGTGAATAGATCAGTAGTATTGTCTACTGTGTACAGAGCATGGAAGGGAGGACTGAAAGGTCTTTATTACTTACGCACAGAGGCGTTTGAGAATGAGGACAAGGTAGGTCTACAAGTGGAGCGTCAGCCATTGTCTGATTTCGATGAATGTTTAGGATGTGAGGGGTAGATAATGAGTTTACTAGAAAACAGTGTTACATACAAACCATTCAACTACCAATGGGCAATGGATATTGCAGTCAAGCACGAGCAATCTCACTGGGGTGAGTGGGAGGTATCCCTGCAGGATGACGTAGATCAATGGAAGAGAGGTATCATCACGCCAGCTGAAAAGGAGCACGTAACACAAATCTTACGTCTCTTCACTCAGTCTGATGTGGCAGTAGGTACTAACTACCTAGAGCACTACATACCAGAGTTCAGGAACAACGAA